GATCAGAACATCCTGGGAGAAGACCACACTTAGCATCACTGACTTATATGAGTTCAATTCCATATTTTACTTTGGAAATACTATCATCAATCCACTAATTAAGCTTGTCACACGACAAAATGATGATTTTCCAGAAGAAAGTATTCACAAGCGTGTAGCCAATTTTTCTTCAGCCCTTTGCCAATTAAGAGAAGCAGGTGCTAGTGGGCAACTTCTGGCATTGATACAGTGCCATCAAAATTTAAGTCTCCAAAGGAATATTGGAAGAGGGACAATGAACTGGTGGAATGATAGATTAGAGGAGGCATATAACACTGACATAACAATGTTTGGGAAGATCTTAGTCATGCCATCAATGTTTTCAGGCCTAACAGATGCAACTTTCCAGAATTTTCTCTGTTGTGATTTTACTGAGCACAAAAAGGAACATGCCATAATAAGAAGATTTCAACTATACACATCATGGGCAGAAGATGAAACTCCAATGATTAAAAATCTATTCCATGCTTGGCCCAGAGAAAAATTCAATAAAGCATTAGGGAAAATTGGCCTCAAGCAAGATGATGAGCTATCTGATGAATCACTATCTTGCATCCTGTCACCAACGCAAACTGTTAATGACATTAAGAAGAAAATGAAGAGAACTCACACAAAATCACAGATGTCAAGAACATTCATGTGGCTAAACAGAGCAGATACAGTGAGAATGACTCCTTACATGCTCTGGATAAACAGAATGATGGATCATGAGGAACGTAGGTCTTATGAAGAAATTTGGGTGAATTCAGAGTCAATGCCCATGCTAATGAGCCTTTTCCCTGATTACCTATTCATGGAAAACCTGAAATCTAAATTAACAACCCCAGTGAGTTTTTCTAGAGTCAGACAATCTAGGATGAAGATAAAGCACCTTTCTAGTTACAGGCCAAAAGATCTGACATTCCTTGATGCAAAATTCATAATTTGTCAGAAGTGGTTTTCAAAGAAGTTGGTTTCAAGAACATATTGTGAGAACATGTTTGTTAAATTCAAGAAGATTTTGCCATGGCTTGAAGATACAATACAAGAGACAAGAGAACATGGTCTGAACAACTATGAAATCTTGAATCTCATAAATTCTCTGAGTATTAGAAAAGCAGAAAGAAATTATTTGTGCAGGAGAACTCGTGATTTTAGCAGAGCTATTGAAACACTGCCAGAGTACAACACACATAGAGAATATAGACTCATCAAAGGTAAAACAGAAAAGAAATCTTTTGATGATGTCCTTGCTTGTTTTGATTTATCAAATGTCATTAATAAGTACTCTAAGCTAATCCCAGCAGCTCATGAACTAGATTTGAAGCAGAATCTATGCAAGGCGCTAGACATAAAATTTTCAATGAGTAATCTATCTGAGCCATTAGGCCTTGAAGTCACAGATATTTTTGAGAGACTCAGGATAACAAAAAAGATTTTGAAGTCTGAGACTCTAGAAACAGAAGATTACATCATGATGCTCAAGGAGACATCAGACAGGATCTGGATCAAAACCCAGGAGAAAGTTAGGGGATTGAATGAGATAACAAAAATGCCAGAATACAAATGGATTGGCAAAGGTGAATATTACTATTATTCTCAGAGATCTGGTTGGTGTCATGTCCTCCTCAACGACAAGGCTGAATATAGAGAAACCGAGGCAAGCTCAACAATTGAACACTTTGATCTATATGGGAAGAAGACAATTGAGTATGAGCTAAGGTCACATCTTGTGAAGCTGAAGCCAACACTTGCCATCTCTGAAAACAGCTTCAAGCTTGGTGGTGTGAATGAATCAGGTGAAACTATCTATGGCTTGAGAATTTCAACTGATTTTTTCAGCAGGAGTCTGAAGGATGATGGATCTCTAATTTCGACATGGATGAATGAAAGGAAGATCCCATTACAAGTGATTGTTAAGAACCTTGGAAGAAGGACAGTTGATGCACTATTGTCAACACTGATCTTTCATACAGCACTGAGAAGCATGGTGATGGATCAAGAGACAATAGAATCATTCAAGACAGTTGAGTCAGAAATCCCTGAGAGATACGAAAGTAACACGGTGTTGGATCTCTTCGATGTTGACATTGAATTTGACAGTAAAGAAGTCTTCAACAACATGTTCAGAGAAATTGAAGATGAAGCAATTGATGTTACCCCCGGTCACATTGATCTACTAGATTTTGCTGGAATAAGTCTGTTTGATGACGTCGATTTTGATGCCATAGTCGATGTGAATATACTCAATGAGCCTAGACACATGTACAGAACTGACCTCACCATTGAAACCTTAAAAGTTGACATCAGAACATCGACTCTGGATCCTGAGACCATGAACCCAAAAAGTGCAGCTCTCTATACGAAGGTGTCAAACACATACAAATATGTGTCCACAGAGTACGGTGAAACATATGTAATCTAAGATTTTGTTATAACAAATTTTCA